ACACAAAGACCGGTGCTTTAAAGAACAAAACAAAATATGTCCAAAATACCACCAATGTGCACTGCTTTCCATATTCTTCCTAAGATTTCGTTTTGTCTAACTGGGCCACACACATGCACTGCCTATTCCCCCCCTAACCCCCGATTAAATAATGTGTAAAAGATATAAATGATATACATTACTTGTTTTTCTTTTTTAGGGCCTGTTCGACCCCAGTGCGAGCAATGGTGATGATTATCACTACTAAAAGTAGGCCCAGAGCTAGGAATCCAAGGATGGTCAAGAAGGTTTTCAGAGGCCCACCTAGCCATGAGGTTAGTCCAGACACCCACCCGAAGAAGTCAACTGTGCCGCCTTTGGGGTTGACAACCAATGAGGAACCTCCTTCATGCTTCCTGTCATCATGCGGGGCAGTAGCAATTAGAGTACCTTTTATTACCATTGGACTTTTGCTAAGCCCGCAGTCATACCTCCCTTCAATAGAGATGACAGGTCTTGAGAAGTGGAGAACAGTGCAGTAGTCACTTACGTCTGGGCTCACCTTGTTAATAACATTGATAGATTCATCCTCATTGACAAAGTGAAAGATAGTTTCTCCTTCTGCCTTCACCTGGTAGCACATTCTTGAACCCTCATCACATGAATAACAGCCGGTGAGATTCTTAAATGTAGCTGAGCAGTCGGACTGGCTATTGTGATACACCACATCATAGTCGTCCAATGTAAGGCGTATGGAAGCTCTAACCTCCCCTGTTGTCAGTGCTTGAACTGTGTTCTTCTCAATTGATTGTGTGAATGTCATTCCATCCCGAACTTGTGGCAAGGACCCTCGATTGAATATGGCCATGGGATCTATCATGTTTGTAGTGCACTCTGCAGTGTCCATCTCAGGCTGGTACTCAATCAAGTTAGGAGCCATCTTACATGAGGGTGACGCCCGAATAGCTGTCTCTTCTGTTGGACATCGCACTTCTCCTAAAAAGCCTTTACGAGGCTCTGGGGAATATGGGTCATCTATAATGGCCAAGCTTCCTGACCCGTGCTTCATGAAGGAATACGCGTTAGTCCCTGTTATCCCTTCTGAATCTAGGATTAACCCAATAGAACCCCAGTCAGTGGGTTGTGTGCTCATAGCCATCAAAACCATTGGGAATTTCCGGGAGTGGGTAGTAACTTCAAGTCTAATCCTGTGGTTCCATGCCACACATCTAAAGATCTTGAATCCATTCTTGTAGACAGATTTGAGAATTGAATGGACGTAGAGACAAGAAGGGTTCACATTAAAGCATCCATAGCCTATTCCACCGCTCTGCTCAAAGCATCTATTCTCATGCATAACTTCTCCATGTGCCTTCCCAGTGAATTCTGCAGATGTTTCATTGGTTTTCCATTTGAGGCAGCGGTCGGAGCAACATTCTCCCATTAGGTGGCACCTTCGCGAACTTAGACAGACAGGAGTATATAGAGTGGTCCAGAAGGACTCTCCCTCTCGGCATGTGAGTTCACTTGATATTGTCTTGATTGAGATGAATTGCTTTTCATTGTCCTTAAGACCCTTCAAAATCAGGCAGGACTCTGAGCCTATAGGCCCTAGCTTCATAATCACAGTCCCACTAGCCTTGCAGAGGGTAGAACTTCCCGAAGTTGTGCATTGCATGACTTTGGAGTCGGCTATGACACTCTCAGAGCAACTATGCACATTACCTAATAGGCCAAGGATCATCACTCCATAAAATGAATATTTAGCCCCTGGAGCTCCTCCTGTGTACTGTGCTCTCTCAACGTCTCGCCCATATCGTCTATTGTCACGCCAACCAATGGTGTCATTGGTTCTAGAAATAGCTGAGCCCACTTTCTTTTTCCAGCTTTTGATCATCCAGCCACAGAACACTGATAGCCAGCACAGGGGTGTAATTAGCCAGTAGAATAATTTCTTGACAAGATCTTTAGCCCCCTTCACAAGAAGAAGTAGCAATGTAAGAATGGACATCACAGTAGTGGATATTAGTAGTGCAGAGAACAAGGTGTGGCACTGGTAATTAAGCAGTCCGTGCACACAGAATAGGCAGCTGCTAACCTCACAGGAATCCTTCGCAGGGCAGTGTGCCACCATGTGTATGTTTGAAGGTGATGATTCCTCTGTCATGTGGACCCCTATATCACCTCCAACAATCTCGCTGTTTCCTGGGTACGGTAGGTACACGAAGGTCGCTGGCTTTTGCATCACACTCTTGCAAGACCCATGGCTACATGCTGTTGCATAAACTATTTTGGGGCCATGAGTTTTGACAATTAGTTTATTTTTTCCGCATTCCCATAAGCAGGTATCACATTCTCTACTAGATGTATCTTCCATTTTGAGTGAAGTCCTTCTAACAAGAACCTCTTCATAACCAATGCATCTCGGCACAACCCACACGCCATTGACATTCACTTCTATAACTGCACTATGCCTTCGTAAAATGCAATGAGCTTCAACATTTGCAGTTTCACATGGGTACCTGCTGCAGAAATATTCATCCCCAGAGCACTTAGAGGCTGATGATGTTGTAACACCTTTGCATGACTCAACCTTGACCTTCTTTAATTTTACAGAAGAGCCAGAACTGCTCTCTGATTTGTAGCATAAGAACTGGTCTTCGCTGAATTCTTGTCTTGATCTCATCTTCATCTGCTCTATGTACATCTTTCGACTCTTCACGACAATGAAACCTACTCTCTCAAAGTTGGTGGTACCAGTCTTGCATTCCTTCACAGTGTGCAAGCCAATAGAACAGAGGTCTTTTGAGTACCTTGTGCTTGGGATGGACTCCGTCCAGCCTCTCTGACAGAACATATCCTGAACTGGAGTATAAATCTTCTGACCGCTCAAGGTTTTTGAGATACAATTCCCACAGTCGTTAGACAAAACATGGTTTGTATCACACTTGACAACAGTTATCTGGCCGGCTAGGTTAACATAGAAGAAAGCAGACATATTGTTTCCACATTTCTTCTTTATGAGGCTAGCTTCCCTGCCACATGCATTTGATGAATGCGTGGATGGGGAAATTGTGCAGACAGCTGAGCTCTTGTTGAGTATCGGTATTGTCTCTGTTGCAGCCTCTAGCATGCTGTACTTGTCAAGGTTAGAGTGGAAGAAGGGAAAAGACAGCTCATCCAATTGGTGCTCCCAGGATTTGCACTTTGAGCCATAAGCTAGCGTGCAGGTGGACTCAGCAAAGTCACTTAGGGTATAAGCTCCATTCCCTGGCCTGTTTAGTAAGTGGTTTGTTTCCCTGTTCTCCAAAGGTCCTGCCATTACCGCACTGGCCATGAGCAGGGTGGTAATGATCGTGGGAGCAGGGGCTATGGTTGTATTTGGTCTACGCACATGGTTTCTCATATCCTCACTCACCCTTTCTATTGCCACCTGATCTTCACGCTCCTTCTTCTTGAGCATCTTATCTAATTCATGAGCTTTTCTCTCTATCTCTCTTCTTCTCGCTATTTCTTTTGCCAGGTCGTCTGCCACTGCATCTTTTCTCTCCCGTTCTAGCTCCCAATTCTTTCTCAGCTTGTCTTCAATTTCTCTCATCCTGGCCCTTTCTCTTGCAGCCTCTTCCGCATTAGACCTTCTTTCGGTTTCCAATCTGATTTTTGTTTGGTTCAACTCCTTTTCTGCTTCAGATAGGAGTTTATCAAATGGGATGGTTTTCTTGATAGTTGATTCTGCAATTGGTATGGGCTTCACAATTGGTGGTGGGATCACTGATATAGGAGCTATTTTGTTTGCTGGCTTTGCCACATTAATAAACTCTGTCCAAAATGGTTTCCGGTCCAGGTCACTGCAGTTGTGGCGTCCTGGATTGAGCTCATCTGGGATGACATCATTGAGGACCTCAACCCTCTTGTCATCACCATAGTTGTGCATCATAGCTCCTAGGCCATGTAAGTTGGAATGCACTTCTGCAACATAATTTGACATGATGTCTCTTTTGCAATCCCTGTTTTCCAGTGATCCCACTTTACAAGTGCCAGATGTCAGACCAATAGACTCAGTTATGTTGTCCCAAGCTTCCAGGAGGCTCCCCAAGCTGGTCCTTGAGCTATAACAAAAAGAAGTTCTAGTGCCGTTCCCTATTTCTGAAATAATAGTGTATTTCAGATAGGCCTGCTGCACTAAACAGGAAATTAATAACAACTTTGCAATAAACATAAGCACCTTCTCTGTGT